CGAAAGCGGACTTGACAGCAAAAATATAAATTTACACTTTTTACAAAAGTTCTTATTATTTCAAAAGGCGGGAAAAGACGATATGCAGTTGCAAGTTAATGGACTATCAACAACCGAGCGAGAGGATATTGAAAAGAAATTATTGTCAACTAGAAGTTTGCACGTCTCAGGAAAATCAGACCTTGAATTAAAACGAATGGTTGATAATTTCAAGTCATTGGGTATTGACGAAGCAATAAGTAATGATTTAGTATTATTAGCAGTTTATTTTAACGTGCCAATTGAGTTGGTTGCAGATAGAGGACAAGGATTGTCAAGTCAAGGCGAGGCTAAACAAAAAGCATTTGTACAACTTATTACAATGGCAATACAGCCAAAGTTACAAAAATTAACAGACGTGTTGGAATTTGATTTAAAACCAAATGAAGAAGTAAAAGCAGATTTTAACCATTTGCCATTTATGGGTACGTTAAGAAAAGAAAACAGCGAACTGCTTAAATTAAACCTCGAAAGTTTAAAATTGATGCAAGAATTAGGAATTGATATTAACAACAAATTAAATGAGGTTTTAAATGGAAGCGGAAATTAAAAAAATAGATTTGATGTTAAAGTCAGATTTACCAATAAAAATGCGTCAAGATTTGGAGCGCAAAAAGTCAATATTGTTGAATAATAAAATAGTAGAAAAATGATTGATTTTAAAAAACTTAAAGACAACAAACATATTTTAATAGCTGAAAAAAAAGCTACTTTAAAATATGCTGATGCGGTTGTTTTAGAAGCCACCACACAACAAATTGATGTTGTTAACAAAGAAACTGGAGAAGCAAAAGCAGATCCAACAAAGTTAAAATTAAAAGTTGTTATTAATACAACAAATATTTTAGATAGTCATAACGATGTTCATATAAAAGGTTTGTGGAAAAAAACCATAAAAGAAAACAAAAACCTTTTCTTATTGCAAGAACATCAAATGAAGTTTGATAAAATTATTTCTGATAAAATCACAGCCTATACCGAGCCTTATGATTATAACGGCAAAGAACTTGAAGCATTGATTTTTGAAACTGAAATAACAAAAGAACGAAACCCTTTTATGTTTGAACAATATCAAAAGGGGTTTGTAAAAAATCATTCAGTTGGCATGAGATATGTAAAACTTGAAATGGCTATAAATAGCAATGAAAATTACTATGCAGAAGAAAAAGCAGTATGGGATAAATATATTGACCAAATAGCGAATAAAGAAAAAGCAGAAGAACAAGGCTATTTCTTTGCAGTTACAGAAGCAAAAGCAATAGAGGGGTCGGCGGTTGTTGTTGGTTCAAACCAAGTAACACCAACTTTATTAGTAGAAGAAAAAAACGAAGCCGTTAATGATGACACTTCAAATAAAATAGAGCCAGCGGAAGCTACTCAAAAAGCAAAACGAGTATTAATTTTTTAATTTAACAACAAAATGAACAAAAATTTTTTAAAGTTCGTTACATCAAAAGGCTATACAGAAGCCTCGTTTAACGAATTAGAAGCTGAAAAGCAAGTAGAAATCCAAAGGGATTATTTAGGCACGATTGAAGAGGCTCAAAAATCATTTATTACAAATGAAGCCTTAGAAGCGAAACTTAAAGGAATGGCAACCGATGACCAAGTTAAGGCATTGGGAGATTTGATTAATGAAATCAAAGACAGCATGGAAAACAAAGGCGGTACAGAAGTTAAACTATCTGAGGAGCTAAAATCAAACAAAGAGGTGATTGCTAAAATTGCCAAAGGTGAGAAAAAAGAAATCGTTTTAAAAGCAAACGTAACAAGAGCCTCGATAACAAATAACACCGCTTCGGTACGTTTAAACACTATCGGACAACTTGGCGTAAAAGCTCGTGCTTTGTATGACTTTTTTACTAAATTCCCTGTTGGTGATGGTAACCACAATGGCACTATTTCATATGTTGACTGGGATGAAAGCACAACCGTTAGAGCCGCTTCGGTAAAAGCTGAGGGCGTAGCGTTTGACGAAAGTACAGCGACATTTAGAGAATACACTACTAAACTTGTAAAAATTGGTGATACTTTGCCAGTTACTGAGGAATTTTTAGAAGATGAAGTTTTAGCGGCTTCGGAACTTGAAAACTTTTTGAATGTAAATGTTAACGCAGTAATCGATACTAAAATTGCAGTAGGTGCAGGTAATGGTAACGGTGCAGACGTTGAAGGACTTTACACAGCTTCACCAGCTTATACACCAGTTGCAAGTGGTATTGTTGACGCAAACATAAAAGACTTGGTTAGAAAAATGAGAACTGCAATTGTTAAAACAAGAGGTTCAAAATATCAGCCAAACTTTGTTGCGGCTAATTCAGATGTTATCGACCGATACATCTTGAAAAAAGACCAAAACAACAATTATATGTTTGACATGGACAGCGGCACAATTGCAGGTTTGACTATTGTTGAGGACAACAATTTAGCTGACAACACGTTGGTGGTAGGTGACAGCCGTTTCGGTAGAATTTACGAAAAACCAGGCGTTGTAATTTCGGAAGGTTTAGTAAATGCACAATTTACAAGTGATTTAAAAACTCTTAAAGCGAGAGTTAGAATACTTTTCTTAATTAGAAATGTAGACAAAACAGGCTTCTTGAAATGTACAAATATCAATACAGCGTTGGAAACTTTAGCGACTTAATGTGATGGAAATTGTATTCATAAAAGAATTTAGTAATAAGAAAATTGGAGACAAAATGAAAGTAAGCAAAAGTTTATTTTCAATATTTGTAAACGATTTACAGGTTGCTGAATTATTTGTAGAAAAACCTAAATCAAAAAAATAAACAATGTATTTAATCAATAAAACATATTTCAGAAATAAATTAGAAATCATAGGTTTGTACGATGACAATAATAAGTCAGAGGACAAGTTGAATGATTACATTTCTATATATGTCATTGATTTTTTACAGAATTTATTAGGTTTGGCGGACTTTACGCAATTAAACTCAAACATTTCAAATGGGGTATTATCAGTTAATGCCCCTAAGAAATGGTTGGATTTTGTTAATGGCAAAACTTATACAAAGGATGGCAAAACGTATCGATGGGAGGGGCTTTTATATTTACGTGGAAGCGTAAAAATGTCAATCTTAACGAATATTGTTTATTGTAAGTTGATAGCTGATTTGTTTAGTAACAACGGCAAAGCAACCATTACAACAAAGAATAGTATTCAGTCAGTGCCGAGCCAAAACCTTGTTGAAGCCTACAACGAAATAGTAAAACAACTTCATGACGAAAGATTTTTCAAACAGGTTTATTTAATTAACGATGTGCCATTTATTGATTATTACGGAAGCGAAAAAACTGACTATGTAACATTAAGCGAATACTTAAAAGACCATAGCGATGTTTACGAAAACGTTAACTTTGATAATGAGTATAAGGAATACAAAAACTCTTTTGATATATGATAATTTCGAGTTTACTTAAAGAGATATTACAACCCATGACGATAACGTATGCGGGTTACAACTCTTATAAAGAACTGAAAGCCAGCGAAACGAAAAGCGTTCGATTTGGTTACGGTGATAAGCACGAACTTGAAAGGTTTATAGCAAAAAACAGAAATACGCAAAATCAATTTCCATTGATTTGGTATAATATGGGCGATTACGAAAGAGATGACAACGATTTAAACAAGTTTGATTTAAATTGCAATTTAATATTAATGACTTCAACAAGTGTTGATTTGTACAACGAAGAGCGAAATTTATACAATTACTCAACCGTTTTAAACAAGTTAGCCGTTGATGTTTTAAGCAAGTTGCAATTGGCAAAAAATGTAGATTACGTAGGTAAAAGCCGAGAAAATACGTTTCCAAATTATGGAATAAATGACCAAAGCGAAACGCCACTTGTTTACGTTGACGCCTTAAGTTTGGAGTTTCAGTTAATTATAAAAACCAAGTGCAATGGATAAAAAGGCAAAAAAAACAGCACAACAGCCAAACGTGATATTTGTAAGAAATTACTTTGACACAAAGGCGGGTGCAAAAATGTATTTAAAAACAATCCCAAAACAATTACAAGATTATGTTACATTTATTAACAAATAAGGGAGCTTGCTCTCAGGCGAACATTATATCAACAGGCGGTAATTACTGCGAGTTGGATATAAAAGAAATTAAGGCGGTATGGTTTGCGCCTTATGGGTATAAGTTCCCAAGTGGAATGCAAAGCGCAAGCGAATTACTATTAGCAAGCGTTCAGGCTGAAATAGTGGCTTTAAATTTAGTGCCTCAAAATGGCGTTAAAGGTGTAGCCTACACAACGGAAGCAAATAGAACTAAAACCTATTCAGGCGGTGAAAAAGCCTTAATCGGTAAAAACCCACTTCAAATAGATTTAACTTTTGAGGGCGGTACACAAAATTATCAGGCAATGCTAAGTTTAGAAAAAAGAACTAAACATTCTGTTTTTTTAGTTGATGAGAAAGGCACTTTATGGGCTTCAAAATCAAAAGCTGATTTGGTAGGCGGTTTAAATGCTCCATTTTTTCATGTAGAAGCCTATAAAGGTTTATCAGGAACTGAGGGCGGTGACTTTATGGTTCAATTTCAATTAGACAGAGAGCAGTTTGATACTGAGTTGGTAGCAATACAAATTGGTCAAATGAATTTCAGTCCATTAAACCAAGTTAACTCATTAGCTGAGGTTGTACCTGTGCCAACAAGTGCTTCAATTAATAGTGATGCTTTCTTTACTTTTAACGTTAAGCAATTAGCAGACCAAGCGTTAGTATCAGGTTTAGGTTTAGGAGCAATGAGCGTAAACGTAAACGGTTCAAACGTGCCAGGAACATTTACAGCTTCTGGCAGTCTTTACACATTTACGAGAACAGCGGGAACATTTGCAACTGCTGATGTAGTTAAGACAATTGTAAACCCACAATTTATATCCGAGAATGGATTTAAGGGGTCGAGCGAATTTGTAGCATTGGTATAAACCAATAGATTAAAGCAACTAAAACCCTCTCACTAATTGAGGGGGTTTTTTATTAAAATGACAATAGACAAATATTTAGAGCGTTTAAAATCTGTAATTGATAATTTGCCAACACAATTAGAAAATGTGGTGAAGTCAAATGCTGAACAAATAGCGGATTTAAACCGAGAGCAACAATTGTATTTTAAAGGGGAAGACAGCAAAGGGAAAAAACTATTAGAATACACTAATTTCACAAAACAAATTAAAAGGAATAAAAGACAACCATTTGACCGTACTACTTTAAATGATACGGGGGATTTTTTTAATGCTTTTGAAGTTGATTATCAAAAAGCAAGTTATTTAGTTAGAATTTATTCAACAGATGACAAAACGCCAAAATTAATGGCAAAATACGGAAAAGACATTTTTGGCTTACAACCAATAAATCATAAATATTTAGATGAGCAAATAATCAAAAAACACATAGACAAATGGATCTTATCAAAACTATAAAAAGTAAAATATTTGGTACACATATAAAGCCGTATTTGAGCGCAAGGCAAATGCCTTTATACAACTATGAGCAATATTTAGAAACCAACGACAATAAATGGTTTTCAAATTTTTATGAGGTTAAATATCCGTTTAATGAGCCGTTAGACATTGACAAAGCTATTGAAAATGTTTATGGAGAAATATTATCAATTACTAAAGATTATCAAGTCATTAAAAGGTTTGAGAATATCCACAAACTTTATAAATTAGAAGCCAAATACAACGACTGCATGAGGTTAATTATAGCAATTGAAACCATGCCAGCGGGTATGCCTACACTTGACGAATTAGTTAATCAATTACGCAAATGGCATTATAAATTAGACATCAACACCGAGTTGTTTAAGCAATTGACAACTATAAAAGATAGTTTGGCAAATATCTTAAATGATATTCAAAGCATAAAAAAAGAGTTGGAAAAGGAAAATAAAAATGAGAAATCAGATATTGAAAAGGACAAAGTTATAATTGAATTAGGTTTGAGTATGGGATACGCTATAAATAGCAAAGAAATGAGCGTTTATAAGTATTTCACTTTACGCCAACAATTGATAAAAAAGAATGCAGAATTAGAAAACCAAACTAAAAAAAATAAATAAAACATGGCAGAAATTAAATCTATTTACGCACCTCAAGTTGAAGCCGACTTAAAAAAGGTTTTTTCTGAATTAGAAAAGCACCATAAATTGATAATTGAAATGTCTAAAACCTCAATTGATTTGTATGGTGGTCGACAAGCGGGCAATCCAGCCGAACTAAAAAACGCTATAAAAGCCTATGAAGAATTAGCACAAAAGCAAAAGCAATTAACGGAAGCGAAAAGGCAAAGCAACACCCGAACAAGTGAAGAAATTGTTAACCAAAGGGTTTTAGCACAAAATGCAGATAGGCAAACAAAAGCAAATAGCGCACTTGTAGGAGCGTATGCACGTTTAAACGCTCAACACCAAATAGCCATGCAAAGGGTGCGAGACTTGACCGTATCGTATGGCTCGCAACATCGTGCAACCGTTCAAGCTCAAAAAGATTTTGATGTATTAGACAAAAAAATTAAACAAGCTGACAACGCTGTAAGAGTGCATAACAGAAACGTAGGCAACTATAAAAGCGCATTGGGTGGTTTATCTAATTTAATGGGAGCGTTTGGCATTGCGGGCGGTTTGACTTTGTTTGCTCAAATGACAATGGACACTGTAAGACTTATTAAAGAGTTGCAAAGTTTAAATTTAGCGTTAAAACAAGTTAGCGGAACGGAAGCGGATTTTACTTCAAATTTAAGTTTTATTCAAGAAACAAGCGAAAATTTAGGTTTATCAGTTAATGATTTGACAAGGCAGTTTACACAATTTTATGTAAGTGCAAAGGATAAAATGAGCCGTACAGATTTAGAGCAAGTCTTTACATCTATTGCTAAAGCGGGCGCAACAATGGGTTTGAGTTTGGATATGCAAAATAGGGCATTTGTAGCCCTCAATCAAATCATGGCTAAAGGTCAGGTAATGTCCGAAGAACTTAAAGGGCAGTTGGCTGAGGCATTGCCAGGCGCATTAAGCATAATGGCAAGGTCTTTAAATGTTACTGAAAAGGAATTAATGAAAATGATGCAAGCGGGCGAAGTTAGTTCAGACGCTTTAGTTGGATTTGCAAAAGAACTTGAGAGAACATATGGCATTGAAAATATTACAAATGTTAAAACACTAACAGCTGAAACAAATAGGTTATCAAATGCGTGGACTAATTTTGTTGCAAGTGTTGACAAAGGCGATGGAATAATAAGCAAAAGTTTGAATTTTATTTTAAGAGAAATAACAGAGGCTATAAAGGGATGGGATAAAATTAACAAAGGCACTTCCGAATTTCAAAAAGGATTAAGACAGGAATTAAGACAAACAACAAAAGAACAAACTATTTTAAATTTAGAAAAATATAAAGAAGAAAATTTAATAAAAAGCACTGGCGATTTATGGAAAAAGGATGCAGTAGAAAGAATAGCAATACACAAACAGGAAATGCAGTTTTATGTAGAGCAGAACGCTATTGCAGTAAAAAACAGGGATGGGTTAAAAAGGAATACGGTAGGGTGGGTTATGTTAAATGACAGAATTAAAGAAAATAATGAAACTATAAGAGCATATAAAAGCGAAATAGAAAAAGATAGAGGAATTATTGAGGGCGTTAATTCTGTAATTGCTGAAAAAATAAAAAAAACAAAAGAGTCATCAGACGAAACCGAAAAAGACACCAAAGCCACAACAAAAAACACCAAAGCAAAAGAAAAGCAACGTGAATTAATTGTTGGCTCAATTGAATGGTTAGAAGCCGAAATATCTAAATTAAAAGAAATACAAAAACAGACCTCGACCACGTCAGAAGAATATAACTTATTTAACACCGAATTACAAACGTTAATCGGAACGCTCGAAATGCTTACTAAAGCGAGAGAAAAATTAACAGCAGTTGAGGCCAAACCATTAGGCCGTGATAGTGGCAATGAACTTGAAGAAAGATTAAAAGCAGAAACAGAGGCGTTTATTGCACAAAACCAAGCAAAAGAAAAGGCAATTGAATTAATGAAAGAATTAGCCGACCAAATGCTAAACACATACGGAAGCGACTTCATTAATAATAGTGGTTTAACTAATTTCTTTGACATAGCTGAAAATGGTTTAGGGCAGTTTGGTGATAATTGGCAAGCGAAAACCGTTGCTATAATGGAAGCAACTCAAGAAATGTTTAATTTTATAGCTAATTTAAGCCAAGCTCATTTTGCACAAGAGTATAGCGATTTGGAACGCCAAAAAGAAATATCTATACAATTTGCTGGAGATAGCACCGAAGCGAGGGAAGAAATTGAGCAGGAATATGAACGCAGACGTAAAGAAATCCAAATTAGAGAAGCCAAAGCAAAAAGAAGTCAAGCGATATTTAATATTGGTATTGATATGGCTCAAGCTATTATGAGAGCATGGGCGCAAAATCCGATAACTGCACCTGTATTTACAGCAATAATAGGAGCGTTGGGCGTGGCTCAAATTGCAGCAGTAGCCTCACAGCCTTTGCCACAATTTTGGAAAGGAACGGACAACTCGCCAGAGGGATTTGCAGAGGTTGGAGAGCGTGGTCGTGAGTTAATTAAAGATGGTAAAAGCGGTCAATGGAGATTAGCAGATAAAAAAGGCGTTGATTATTTAACAAAAGGATCAACTGTATTAACAAACGCAAATACAGAAAAAGTTTTAAATTTTCACGCTTTTAATAAAGGTTTGACTAATACTTTAGTTGAAAATAATATAGACTTTTATCCAATTGAAAGCAAAATAGACAAATTGACAAATGCTATTTTAAATAAGGAAAGTTTGCGTATTGTTGATGACAGTAACGGCAGACGATACTATGAAGAAAAGAACGGACAAATGAAAAGTTTAAATAATGCGAGATTAGAAATAAAACAAAGGGTTTTTTAATTACTTTTGCAATATGATTTACAGACATTTTTTAGAATTTTTAAGAACTGGAGAAACTTTTGAAATAGCAGAGCCTTTTGGTTTTGACAAAGCAACATTTAAAATTAAGCAAGAACGCCACGCAAGAAATTTAATTATTGCGGATTTTGACGAAGTGGAACTGCACCGAACTTTAGACCACCAATTTGAAAGGGTAGCAACCGAATTACAATTATACGGTTGGGAGTGTTCAATAAATTATCTTATTGAAAAAAACAACGTAAAATTTAAACTTGGTCAAGTTGATGGAGCGACCTCAATAGTTTACAAAGATAAAATTAAATTACAAATAACTCAAGACACCTTAACGACCTATATAAAGCGAAATGAGAATATAGAAATTGATGCGTTTAATAAAGTTGATTTAAAAGGTAACGAAATTGCACCATGCCAAACAACAAGCGTATATTTAAAACCAAAGCCTATTAATCAAAAAAGCGAATATAGTTTTAAAAATCTATCTTTTGCAGGTGGGAGCGGACAAAGCACGAGTTTTTTTGCTTTAATAGTACCGTTGGGAAATAACTTAATTGATTTTAAATTAGAAACTTCATTTAGTCCTTTTGATACATTTTTTACGGTTGTTGATGATTTAGGAGAATTAGACCAAAAAAGACACGCCAACAGATTTTTTACAGCAAAGAATGATTTATCACATGTTAAAATAAAAATAGGTCAATTAAAATTTAAAGGTCAAAACTTAACAGCTTTTGGCGTATCAGATGCTAGACCAAGAATAAGTGCAACTGTAGGATTTGGCGATGGTTCAGCACCATTAACAGATGTTCAGTATTATCAATATTACTATATGCCACAGGCTGAAGTGATGAGTTTTTTTGATAAAACTTTTAATGATATTGAAATAAATATACCATTTATTAACGCAGGGAAAAGTTTATATTTAGAACTCGACATGAGTTATTTTATTGGCGGTTTGTTAAATTACAATATGTATTTTAGCGATATATATGTTTCAGGCGTAGAAATTACAGCCACATCAACTGCTATCGGTTCAGTAATTAAGGCAATAAGATTAAAAGATTACATTAAACATAAAGTTGAAAGTTTAGGAGGGGTTTATACAGATAGCGTTTTTAACACACCACTTTATAATGATAATTTCGTAGCAAATGGTCGAATGATTGGCGGTTTAGATGATTTACCATTTACAGCTACTTTTAAAAATACACTTGAAACATTTACGGATGAAGCCTTTGCAGATTTTGAAATAACCGAAACAAACGTAAACATTAAGCCTGTAACTGATTTTTATTTAAACACCGAAAGCGAGTTATTAGACATTAAGCCAGAACATTTGCACAGCATTAAAGGCAATGAAAAATTGATGTTAAACACGATTGAAATTGGTTTTAAAAAGTCATCAAAAGACCGCACAAACAATGGCAAAAATACAACTGATGCAGTTCACACTCAGGCACAATACAGGCTTGAAACTGAAAAGGTTGAAAACGTTAAAAAGTTAGACTTTGAGCATATTAGAGATGCTTTTTTAATTGAAGAAACACGCAAAAAAAATAATGAAATTGAGGAAAGCACAACGGCACTAGAAAATGATGAGAATGTATTTGCTATCGACTGCATACCAACACCTCCATCGTTTAGCGTTTCATTTACTCGAAAATTAAGGGTGGCTTATTTTGTACCACAACAACACGCTGTTATATTAAGCAATGGCACGTTTAAGTGGACAAATATAGGCATGACCGTTGGTCAGGTGATCCAAGCAAACGGACTAAATATTCAAGTGTTACAATTAACAGACTATCAGGCTATTTTTTTACTTTTGAGCGGTTTTCAAACGGTAAACTCGCAGGTAGAAATTATTATAACTTTTGACTACATATTGCAGGGAGTGCCTTATATTAACAGAACAAACGAGGGATTTGTAGTAATAGAGGGAGTTGACAACGGACAAAACTACTCAAATTTAATGTTTAGTTTGAAAAGGATATTTAACAGACATCAACAATGGTGGTTAAATGCGGGTCAATTTATTGTAGGTAAAAATATAAATGTTCAAAAAATAGCAATAAATGATAAATTAAGAACACAATTAACTAGTCAAGATTTGGTTATTGATAACGCTTCATTTGTAATTGTTGAGGGTGGATTTATGAGTGGTTTTAATCTAAATTGTAAAGTGTTTACAGATTTTGAAACCGCTCAAAATATTACAAATAATCGCAATAAATTTATATCAGTTACTTTAAAAAATGGTGTAATTTTAAATGGGTGGGTAATTGATTTTCAGTATAATTTTAGGTCAAATACTGCAATGGTTGATATAAATTTAACAAAAGAAAGTTATTTATTAGGATTACCTTATATTTTTGCGTATGATTTATAAAAAGTTTTATATATTTGCAACATGAAATTAAATAATTTTATACAATTTCAACCAAATCAACATTTTAATACAAATGTTAAGATATTTAATTTTGATGCAATTTGTTTAGACCCAAGCGAATGGTATTGCCAAGTTTTAGACGTCATATTATCAAATGGTGCAACGTTTCATTTGGTAGATTGCAATGATAACGTTTTACAAAGTGTTTTGACTTTTCGCAGTGGTTTATTTTTGGAGTTTACAATACAAAATACATACTATTATCCTGTAAGATTAAGAGCAACAGACGGAGGCAATGTTTATTTTTCTACACCTTTTGTAGTTTATGAAAATCAGGAAAGTTTAAGGATTGACTATAAATTAAATGATTTTTATCAGTCTATTAGAGTGCATGGTTATTTTACTACTTTTGAAAATATTAGCGCAGTCGATACCTACACACAAGAGCGTGGACTGGTATTATCAGGTTATTCAACCATAACAACTAAAAATAACTACACTTTTGAAAAGTTAGATAATTATACATTTTTAGCAATTAACGAGGCGTTATCATATCCGGAAATTTATATTAATGGCATACGAATAACGGACAAACCGCTATTAAAAGCGGGGGCGGTTGATGGACAAAGCAATATTTATTCAAGTGAATTACAAGGGGCGGTTGATTTATTTGATGTTTATACGCCAGAATTACAAATTCCACCACGTTTGATATTGACCGCTTCAAGTCCAGCGAACAATAGAAATTACACGACTTCGAGCGTTCCAAGCGTTTACACCTTGACTTTTAACCAAAATATTGAATTATTGTCAAGTGCAGTCATTGTCATGAAACAAAACGGACTTCCTTTTGCGACAATGTCAGTTTCGTCAATTGTTGCAAATGTTGCAACGCTTGGATTTATTGGCTCAGACCCGACAATTAGTAATGCAAGTTATCAATTAATTATCCCAGCAAACAAATTTAAAAGCATTTATAGGAATAATTTAGAAATTATTATTAATTTTGTAGTTTCGAATGCGGATTTTAACGGAAGCGATTTTAACAATTTAGACTTTTTTACATCATAAAATATGGCAAGCAAGGCAACAATTACAGCAAGCATAGACACTATTAACAACGGTGGAGCAAATACCGCTGCCGAAGTTAGAGCAGTCTTTGAAACTTTAAATACAGAATTATTTACACCCGACGCTTACACACAGTTAGTGACATTTTCAACAGGTTTCACCCTAAATTTGTTAATACAAAAAATAGGAGCGTTGGTTATTTTGCATGGAGTTGTAGAAAATACAACATCAGGGATTTTGTCTTTGCCAACAACGGCACAAGCTATACCAGCTAAATACGCTTATACAAACACGATAGCTTTAGAGGGTCGAATACCAAGAAATGCGGGTGTAGATTTTTCTTATTTGATTAACAGCTCAGGCATAACATTTGACAATGGAAGTGCAGTTATTGTGTTTCCGAGTGAAGTCAGACGTTTTAGTAATGTTTATTTTAATAACAATAATTTATAAGTTATGTTTATATCAAACGGAAATATTAACGCAAATCTTATTTTAAATCAGCCTACAATTGCAGATATTGCAGTTACAAGTGGAACGGCAAGTTTGACAACAGAAAACGGCATTTATAATGCACCTTTTCCAAGCACAATAAGGATTATAAAATCAAGTCATAGTTCAACAGATTATGGATTTAACTTTGGTAAAAAATTAGAATTTTCTCCTACTTTATCAGGTAGATATATTTTGCAATTTTCTGTTTATAATTTATCAGGTGAAACTTTATCTTTTGACTTAATTTTATATACAAACGGCTCACCAACGACTTATAATTTTACAATTACTGAACCTTTAAAATGGCAAAGTTTTTTTAAAGATTTTGATTTTAGCGATGGTCTTAAATATGATTTTTCTTTTGTTATAAAGCAAGGTACAAGTTCAACAGCTACTTTATTAATGGGTGGTTTTATGTTACAAAATGCATACAACGACATTTTCGACTTCGACTACAAAAAAGGCGGAAACCCTACAATGTGGGTGCAAAGATTTGATGGCACGAATACACCAACACTCACAGCTAGCACAAACAATATACAACAAGTACAAATAAACACTGAAGGTAATGGTTATGCAAGTGAACATCTTAATTTATTAAACGCAAACGGAAAAGTAACACCAATAAACGTTGGTGATGTTTTAAATGTTAATTTCAGTTATACGGTTGAAACACCAAGCGGAACAGACAGATTTGTTGAAACAATTGCCCTTGTTAATTCGGTGCTTTATTGTGCAGAAACACACATTTTATTAAAAGGTAGTGGGAACGATGACTTTGTGACCGTATCATGGTCAATACCGATAACTCAAACAATTAAGACAAATGGTATTGAAATCGCATTAAAACCAAATGCAAATTGTGTTGTGAAAAACAGACGTATAACGGTAACAAGAACACATGAAGCGTTATGAGTGTAGAAGCATTAAATAGGATATTAGCAAAAGAGGACAAAGAAAATAATCAATCTTTGCTTTATTTATTGCAGACTTTAGGAGCAAAACGCTTATTTGAAGCTAATGAGTTTAATGATATTCGTGATGCTTTAGGGTATTTAGACAGCATTATACCTGCACCTTTAGGCTTCACCCCCGAAAACGTAGCGAACAAAGCTACAACTTTAGCAAGTCCGAATAATACGACATATCCAACAACGCAAGCGGTAGCAAATGGTTTACCACCCGTTATAATTGACGTTGCAGTTTTACCCGTATCGGGTTTGACAAATGCTTTTTACCGTTTGCCTATTAATGAACTTTATACATGGAATGGAGTTGCATGGGTGCTTGAAACACCAACACAAAATGTTTTTGTAGACTCAACACCATCTGCTGATGTTACCGCAACTGTTGATACTCTTGTCAAAACTTACAGCATAGGAAATTTGAAAGATAAAAAGATGATTGAGTTTACAGCTTTAGCACATAAAATAGGTTCGGCAGCTGTCGACTTAAGAATATCTGTAACTTTACATAATACAGTTACTAACACATCTGTTGGCATAGGACAAGTTGTTTCTTTAACTACTTCTGGGTTTGTAAGTAAACAAAACACTATTGCGATAGATGCTAACACAATTAGTCAGTTATTAAATAGTGCAACAGCTGCGCCATCTGTTTACAATTGGTATAGTGTGAATATTACTCAAAGCGCCATAACTGCACTTGACCCACATGAAATTAGAGTTTTTATCAGAAACGGAGCAGGTGGTTCAGGAATAAAATTATTCATGTTTAAATATGAAATACAATGAGAAAGTATGTAATAGATAAAAACACAAAAATATTAAAGTTTTTTATTGCTGACAATATTGAATATAATCTTTATGAAGATGAAGAATTGATTGTCTCAGAACAAGAATTTAATTTTTATCAAGCAAAATTAGTCAATGGTGTTTTTATTGAAAACTTAACACCAGAAGAAATTGAAGCGATTGAAGATGCAAAGATACCGACTAAATTAAGAAACTTTCAAGTGAGAGAGGCTTTAATTGAAATGGGTATAATGCCGACTTTAGTTGATGCCGAGATTGAAAAATTAGAAAGTCCTGACAAAGATATAGTTAGTCAAATGTGGAACTTTAGAGACGAAATAAGTCGAAAAAATCCGTATGTTATTCAACTTGCTGATGCTTTAGATATTGACTTAAAGCAATTATTTACTATTGGAAACCAAATAAATTAATATATTATGGCACTACCACCAAAAGACACGATTAAACCACCACCACCACCACCAAAAAGCATGGTGCAAACAACTATTAAAGAAGCGTTTAAACATTACATGATTTGGGGCTTGCTTTATCTTTTTATTATAGAAATAACATCTTTTTTATTTTGGAGTGATCCACAATACAAAGATTTTTTTTATCCGCTATTAACCCAAATAGCGTTTGTTGTTTTATTGACAAATTTTTTAGCACTACACAAAAGACTAAACTTTTGTAAGTTTAAAAAGTTTTCAATCGTATCAATGATATTATACTATGTTTATGCTATATTTGCAATGATTTTTAAGATTGAAAGTTTTATTGAAAACATTCATTATTCATTTGTAGTGTTAAGCTTTGGCTTATTTGTGTGGTCGTACACAAAATGTGTAAACAAAAATAATAAACTTTAAATACCTTTGTCGAAATATGCATAAGTTGAACGAAATTAAATCATTTTTTTACGGAGTGATTTTATACCTCCAAATAGACAAGGAGGTTGCAGGGATATTGATAACGCTCATATTAATTGATATGTTTGCGGGAAGTGTCAAGGCGGTTGTGGTGCCTACATTACATTTTTCTTTTAGCTCTTTTTGGGCAGGTCTAATTAAAAAGGCTTTTCTTTTAATTATAGTTATGGTTTTAGCGTTAATTGCTCGAGGGTTGGGATATGATGACTTTAAACTTTTGCCTTTAGCTATTATGAAAATAATGATAGTTATAGAGGGTGCTTCAATTATCAATAGTGGGCGGTCAATTATGGCTAAAAAAGAATATAAGTCATCTGATTTTATGACTATTTTAATTGATAAAATAGAGCAGTTTATTATGAGGTATTTAGACAAAGCCTTGAAAATATTTGATAATAATTTTAATTGTTTTTAACCATGCAAATATCAAAACACTTAACAATATCTGAATTAACAACAAGTCAAACAGCAACAAGGCGAGGTATTAACAACAAAGCAACTGCGCACGTTATTGATAATCTTAAGCTAATAGCTGAAAAGGTTTTCGAGCCTACAAGAGAGCATTTTGGTAAACCTATTCGTATAAGTAGCGGTTATCGTTCACCCGAACTTAACCGAGCTGTTGGAGGTTCTAAAAATAGCCAACACGTTACCGGACAAGCGTTGGATTTGCAAGGTACAAGCGGAATTACAAACGCTCAAATATTTAACTACATAAAAGATAATTTGGAGTTTGACCAATTAATTTGGGAGTTTGGAACAACAACCGAGCCAGCATGGGTACACGTTTCTTTTAATAGATTGAAAAACAGAAAAATGATTTTTGCCGTTGGTGTAAATAAAAAATTATAACCATGATTTTCAAAGTATATTTTGAAATGTACGGCAAAAAACTAATGAAACGAGTTAATGCCGAAAATGTTGCTGAGGCAAAAGCAAAAGTTTTTAGAGATATTATTTTTC